TTTCTACCAATGAAGGTAGCCAATACTCTTGGCGTAAAGCCGTTCTCGGCGGAGTTCTTAATGTGCTTACCAAAGCTGAAGTCAGACTCAATATAATGGAACGCAGAGATGTAGCTGGGTACACCATAGTATGGGTTACCCGAATAAGGGTTAGCTACATAAAGCAATGCTTCAGTACCACTCTTATCAAACTTGTTAAATGCCTTAATCTTACGAGGCTCATTGTGCTGTACAGAATTAGCCCCGTAGCCGAAGCTTCTCCTTACGATGTAGTGGGTTACCTCACCTTTAGTATTTGGTTCGCCTACACGCACTCCTTTAGGGTCTATGGACTTAAATTCAAGTATCTTTGTACGCTCTTTGTTCCATCTAACGTATAATGCTAACGCACCCTTATGCTCGTATTGGAATGATGCGTGAGTTAATACTTCGTATAGACCTTTGTTGTTACCACCACAGTGATTGGTAAATGCCTTTAGTTCAGCTTTAGCCTTATTGGTAGTAAGGAACTCATCAGAGTAAGAGATGTCGTTACCGACAACCATCTTCGCTTTCTTGGTTAAGATACCACTATGCACAGGTGATTGGCGTAACATCTTCTCAAGAATAACTGGGAAGTCATCGTTAACACCAAACTTAATGTAGTCCCCTACAAGAGTATGTCCTAATTTGTAACGACCATTAAGGTCTTCAATAGAGTTCTCTAACTCGTTTGTTGCGATAGAATGCTCTGTAGCTTGCACATAAGTGTTAGATGCAAAGAATTCTGATATATTAGATAGTAGTCCCATTGTATTAATTTACAATTTATAGGTCAGTAAACCTCACAGTAGAGCCATAAATACCTGTACCCGTTTGAGTAACTGTATAATCTTGCACCTCTGTAAGATACTTGTAGCTGTCACCACTGTTTGTTATGGTAAGTTCGTACTCACCTCCCTCAATGTCGTTAGACAAAAGGTCTATGTTAATCTGAATGAAGTCCTTACAGGAGTCAAGGTTGTTAAGGTCAGTAAGGTTGGTAATCGTTAGACTACCAGTACCTACCACCTTATCCAATGTAACGTCAAAGCTGTTTACCGTAAAGGTAGATAGCTTGACGAAAGATAGAGTATTAACTACTCCTGTCTTAAGTCTTTTCATTAAAATTATTTTAGAGTTATACTAACTCGTCTTCTTCAGGCTCTGGGAAGTAATCAGGATGCAGACTCTTACAAGCCTCCGTCCACTCACGAATAGCTGAACTGCTACCGAATGTATGGACACCGATAGGCGGACACCATATCATATTGCTATCCCAAGACTCTACAGGCTCACCATTCCATAGAACATCTACACAATAGTTATCGGATAGTACAGGAGGTGTTAGTTCGTTTCCTTCATCATCGTATGTCCCTTCGGTTACGACTATGTGACCGAGTCTTACGATTGAGTGAGGGTGTGTAGGGTTACCTTCTTCATCAACACCTAAAGCATTGATTTTAGTTGTAGCTGCTCCTTGAGAGCCAAACTCGTATTTTCTAAATGTATTCATATTCTTCATTGTCTTATGTGGTTAATGTGATACAATCGGCATCGGATAAAATTTCATCAAAATATAAAAGTTGATGTACCTTTTGATTAGGGGAATAAGCTGAAGACGAAGTATAACTCGTTGCAAAACTACTCATATTTGTTCCGTCAAAAGTTCCGCTTGTATCTACACCTTGCAAAACTCCGTTTATATAAAACTTCCAATCGTTGTTTTTGTAGGTTAATAACATTTTAAAACGACCAGTGCTAAATGTATTAGAGACTATTAAGGCTTGAGTGCTTCCGTAATAGTGAACCATACGGAATCGGTCGCTAGAGAATGTCGTAAAATACAATTCATTTCCGCCTCCATATATTCCCGCCAAAAACATTGCGTTTTCTATGACATCCAAAGTTGTATCTATAAACAAAGTGCCTTCAACAGAATTTATATTTGCTTGTTGATTGGTTGCTTTATTAAAATCAACCCCCCGCGTAACACTCCCGCCCGAATGGTTCGGGATGTAGGAAGTTGGGTAGGTGGCTTGTTCTACTTGGAATCCGTATAGATGAATTTGACAAATAGATGGGGTAGTTAAACCACAAGAAAAATTAGTAGAGGCTGCCGTGAATGTGTAAGTAAATCTTTGCCATTCCGAAGTAGCGGTAAAATTACCAGACACTATGTTGCCATTCCCATATATTTTAAAAACTTGGTCAGTTGATAACGCTCTTTTCACATAACAAGAAATCGTATAAGTATTTCCCGAAACCATAACACCACCACCGTTTTGAAAGTAGTTTCCACCCGAGGTGAAGTTAATTAAAGCAGCGTTTTGCACTCCTTCGGGGCTTGTTGTTACATTATCGGTTATAGTTACATTAGAAGAGGAAACCCAATCACTACCTCCAAAATACTCACTTTGCGTTACAAGATTAGTCCGACTCGGCTCCAACAAAAGAGACGGACACGAACTATCCGTATAATCTAATCTTGGTACATTGTCTGTAATACCTCCCTCTACGGCAGCAGTAGTCGTTTCTATATAGTCTCTTGCTACAAGTCCTTGCTCTACTTGGGCATCTTGGATGTAGATGCTTCCTGCAGTTTCAACACCCGAACTATCAACAACTTTAACAAAGAATACACCTGTACCTTGTGATACTACTGAACAACGATACCAACCATTTCCAACGCTCTCAATATTTGTGTCAATCTTATCACCACCTGAATTTATTTGAACCCCTGTACTTAAATTCCATCTTCCATAACCACCGTGGCTATATATCATAATACCATCAGCAGTTCCTGCTTTAGCATAAATAGATAATGTGACTACGCCAATGTTTGTAAGACCACTTTGAATTAAATATCGGTTGTCCGTTGAGGCTTTAGTAAGCAACCAAGCATCGCTACTACCATCGTATCCGCTCTGCCCACTTGCAATAGTATAATCTCCACTTTCTAACACCCAAGTAGTATTAAAAGTATTACTCTGCAAGAGCAGGTTTTGAGTCTCCTTCTCTATATTACCATCTGCATTAACCCTTGTTGCAGCAGTTGACCTTGAGAAAGTAAAATCACCATCTCCATTAACAGGCTTTTGGCTATACACCTTGCTTGTCTTTGTTCCTGAAGGAATGAGTACAAGACTCGCTTTATCGTAAATGTTACTCATATTATATTTTTCTTAATCCGTGCTTATTAGGTCTATGTCCACTAATCATATTTAAGATGCTACTTTTAGAGCATTTAAGGTCTTCTGCTGCATCCATTGTGCATTCGTATGTCTTACCATTATTTTCACAATAAACCTTGTAAGAACGCTTTAATTGAGTTTTACGGACAGATTCTCTTGGCATTTGTTTATCTGCCCAATATCCTGTCTTGCCCCATTGAGGATGCTTGTCTCCACTCTTTGCGTTAGAAAGTTTCTCTTTAGTTTCTTCAGAGGCTTTAAATCCTTTTTTAGCTTCAGATATTTTTCTTTTAGTTTCTTCAGTATGTCTTGTAACTCCTTTCCAATTATTGGTTAGATTGTAAGACATTGAATCATTCATAGCATCCAACTCTTGAAGGATAAACTCCTCAAGTTCTCTATGGTCGTGACCAAAGTAAAGAATTTCTCTTGAGAAAGATTCCTTACGCTTCTTGTAAGCTTTATTAAAGAAGTGTCCTCCTCCAACATAGCCATCTTTTGGATGACCAGTATGGCTTCCAATGTACCATTTACTATTGGAAGAATCACTCCATTTATATACAAATCCTATATCACACATTAGGCGATAGTTGTTAAGGCGATACACTCGCTATCAGTTAATGCCGTTGAGAATGCGGCAACTTGTCTATTGATAATGTTTCTTACTCCTCGTATGATTAATTTGTTGTTTGCATCGTTGAAAGAAACACCTGTTGCTGAACCATACAAACTACCATTGATGAAATAAGCCAATCTATTACCATCATAACTTAATGCAACTTTAGAATTAGAGCCGATAGTAAACCCATCATTGTTAGCACTCCCAAAGATGTACCCCCCATTAGCGTTTCCTAAATAAACATTTAAAGCAACACTTGAATTAGCATAAAAACTAATGTTATCGCTTGTTCCGCTAATATCTAAACGATAAATCCAATCAGTACCTGTTGAGCCTAATGCTTTGTGTTCAAAAAACAAGGTAAACGATTGAGTGTCTATGGTATCAGCAGGATTTGTTTGAGCATCATCAAAAGACCTCGTTTGACTTGTCCCATAGGTAGGGATATATGAGGTAGGGTAGCTTGAATTGCTTTCTACTTGACCTCCATACAAGTAAAATCCGCTTGTTCCGTCTCCTGTATATGTTTCGGCTCTTGCAGCAGTTTTAGATTGAACAGAAGCAATGTAAAAACCTAAAGATGTAGCCAATGGATTTATTACTCCAAAGATGCGATACCATCCATTACCATAATCTTCAGTATCAAAACTAACCATATTATAGTCATTGTATGTGCCATTAGAAAGGTCAACATTTGCATAAGCCTCTGGAGATGTTTGCCCTGTTCCAAACAATACTTGCAAAAATTGATTTTCTCCTTGCTTTGCAAAAATTGAAAAAGCCGCATTTGATGAAGATGTAACACTTCCATTTAAAGAAAGAAAATGTAAACCCGTATCAGTAGTTTCTACCATCTTGGTAGCGTTGTCTACTCCCTCTGGAGATGTGGCTGCATTGTGAGTTAGTGTAATCCTTGTTTGAGGATAACCTGCATAATATTCACTATTTAAAACACTATTTGTCCGTTGAGGCTCAAGTAAAAGAGAAGGACACGAAGCACCACCACTATAATCTAAACGAGGCATATCCTCCAAGATACCTGCTTGTGCAGTAGATGCTCCTGTTTCAATGTAATCAGTAGCTACCAAGCCTTGCTCTAATTGAGCGTCTTGGATGTAGATTCCTGAAGTGCCATCTCCTGCAAAATTAATGTGTTCGCTTGATGTTGGGGAAGGTATTGGGCCAATTCCCACATTATAAGAACCACTATGGTTAATCGTAAGAGTAACCCTATACCAATCGTTACCAACGCTTGTAATCGTGGAATCTACAATACTATCTCCACCGCTTGTCCCCTTTGTTCCGTTTTGTAAATCAAAGTTTGCATATGCTCTACCACCACCAATACCATAGACACGAAGTTGAGCGTGATAACCCGAATACTTTACATAAAAGCTACCAGTGTTTAATTTAGTTGATGAGTAATCGGAATTGTAAATATATTTGGAACCTGCCGATACATTTGCAATTAAAATAAAAGCATTTGTTCCACCATCTTTATCTGCTTGATTACCTACAACACCAACCAAATGTCTAACCCAAATAGCATTAGAAAAGTCATTAGAATAGGTCAAGACATTCTCTCTACCCTTCTCAATAAGACCATTAACATCTACCCTCGTAGCAGCAAGATTTGAACCCCTACTAAAGGTAAAGTCCCCACTACCATCAGTAGGTCTAATACTATACAACTTACCATCCTTGTAGGCACTTGGTATCATCGCCAACGAAGCATCGTCAAATAATTTACTCATTATAATAATTCGTTTAATTCGTTTAT